TTACTTCCTGGCGTTGTTCTCCGCCTTCAGCCGTGCAAACAGTTCGTCTGCCTCGATGGCCTCCTTGGTGAAGGAGTTGTTCTTCCACCAGTTGATAATGGCCACCACAACGGTGATAAGGGTGCTGACCAGTTGCTGGAGCTGCTCGTTGTCGATGGGCAGCGGGCTCTTGTTGAACGAAGCCAGCAGACTGTTCAGCAGCGCCACGATCAGGCAGATGGTTCTCGCCCAGGTCGCAGCACTCGCATTGGTGTATTTTTCCATTTTGAAGTCCTCCTGTTCAGGCTGTGTGATCTTCCCGCAGCGGCAGTGCCTTCATTCGCTCGTATAGGTTCGTGCCGGTGCCGTTGCCCTTCAGTTCGTGGTACGCCTCGTATACAAACCCCACGTTGGTCAGCCCTTCCGAGTCAACATACCCTTGCTGGATGTAGTACCGGCAGCTCTGATAGAGTCTGTCGTGGAGCAGAGCCTTCACCGCTTTTTTCAGTGCCTTCTGCTCCTGGATGGTGGCGTAGAACGCCTTCCCCGCCCATCCCAGTGCCGCCGCGATGATCAGGGAGACCACCTCGTTGAAATGGGTCATGATAAAGCTCTCCGTGGGCTTCACGCTCCTTTCACACAGGTAAGGCCGGCTTTCGCAATGATACTCGGGTAATCCTTGTAGACATGGTTCATGTCCACCACACCGCTCACACCAGCCACCTTGCCCTTGGAGCTGTACTGCCACATACCGTGCTTGCGGGTCGGCCGCTTGTTCCGGTAGTCCGCCAGCCATAGGTCAAAGTCGTTCAGCTGCCACATGTTCAGGTTGTAGTCGGCAAAATTCGAGTAGGTGTACAGGATCGCGTACAGTCCCCATTTTTCGATCTCCCTGAGCTCCATTTTGACAAGTTTCGTCAACTCGGCTGCGGGCAGACCTTTCAGACGGGGGTCCTCCACGTCCATAGCAATGGGCAGCTCAAAGCTCTTTCCTTCCAGGCAGGTCTTGAGCAGGTTCAGCTCCTTCTTTGCCATGCCTTCCGTTACCGCAACGGTGTAAGCATATACGCCAACTGGCAGTCCCACAGATTTGGCCCCGGCATAGTTCGCTTCAAAGCACGGATCGACGTAGAGCTGCCCGCTCTTGGTGGAAACTGCACGGATCATCACGCCACCTACTTTTCCGCTGGCCTTGACTTTTTTCCAGTCAATGGTTCCCTGCCAGCGGGAAACGTCGATGACATCAAGCATTCCCCTGCTCCTTCAGTTTCTCGGCCAGCTGGTTGCACAGCTTTTCGTACTCCTCTTCGGTCAGGCTGTCATTGGCAAAGAAGATATCCAGCTTCTTCTGCATCCTGTCGGTCTTGCCGCGTTCGATCAGGCGTGCACAGGTGTTGTAGAGTTCCATTTTGATTCCTTTCTGCTCACGTTCCGCATGAGCCATCTTAATGTAAAAAATCGCTCATCAGCATTCCTTTTCAGTGTGCCAATAAGCGAAACGATACAAATGGGCTGACTCGACTCTTATGTCTCCGGCGTAACCCCCAGCTCCAGCAGCGTCAGCCTATACTCCTGATCCACCATCAGGCTGTCGGTGTCATTCTGGGCACTTTGCAGGGCGGCCAGTGTTTCGGGCAGGGTGTCCACGGCTTTCTGACGTTCTTCCTGCTTCTCTTTTTCGGCTTTTTTCTTTGCCAGTTCCTCAGCCGTGTACTTGATGTATCGCATGAAAGCCACTTCTTCGTCATAGGCATCCTGCGCCGGAACCGCTTTGACATCCACGACTTTCTTTACGTCTTTGCCCCCGTTGGGATATTCACGGATGGTCTCGTAATGGCTGACTTCCTCCACGCCTTCTACCGCATCATGGTGCACGGTCTTGGTCTCGTTCTTCAGCCAGCCAAGCTCGAGGTCGGGGTTTTCCACGGGGTTGTCGTTCTCGTCCACAAGCTCTGGGGTGGTGTTCGCCGCAGGGGGCGGCAATTCGGGGAGCTCTCCATAGTAGAAATCATCTTCCATAGAGGTTCATCTCCTTCCATTTTGATTTTTTTCATTTCGGACTTTCGGCAGTTTTCGCACTTCTCAGCGCAGGTCTGCCGAATATTGTAGGTGAAACTACAGCTATGACAACATGGCGATTTGTAACTCCTTCTGGCGCATTTGCAACTGCATCCAGTCAGCCCGGCCCCGATGGATACGCCAATAATCTGGGTCTGAACGTTAACTTCTACGCAAGCCGTTGCTCCTCTGTCTACGGCAACAGCTCGACCGTGCAGCCCGCAGCATATTACGTCTACATGTGGAGAAGAACCGCATAATCACGCAGTGCGCCGCCACATATAAACATAGTAGGCGGCTGGTTGTACGGTGGAAGCGTTGCCATAAATACTGTTGTACGAGGCTGCGTTAAAGTAGAAATTGCCCCAGGTAAATGTGCCATCATCGCCATTACGAACAGCGCTTCTGCCGTTTACTGCTACGCTTAACGCACCTGAACCAGACGGGCCGCCTCCGTGCCATGTATCTAAGACTGCACCACTAATATTCGGCAGACCTGCGCTTACGGTGCTGCCTGCGCCGTGGGAACTGGAAACGCCCATCAGCACACGTTCACTGGCAATGCTCTCCCACGTTCCGCCGAATAAGCTTGCCGGACTGGTGGAACTGGTGGATATGTAGATTGCGCCTACAGGGTATGCAGAAAGAGTGCTTCCAGTATTTACTAGCGCCCAGCCGGAAAAACTGTTACTGCTGGAGAAACGCTGACGAAACATCATTGCCCCAGTGTTGTGCGCTACATAAACTTGTGTGCATGAGCCGTCAATATTAAAGACGATCACCGCACCATATGTGTAAATTCCCGATGGAGAATTACTGCCAAAGCTTTCTGGGGCAACAGTCCAGACACCGGTTGTCAGATCGTTCCAATTTTGATTTTTCGGCACACCTCCTCTTTTGAGCAAAGCATTGCACGAATCCAGGGCCGTTGAGCACCCAGTTCCTCCTCTTGCAAGCCCTAAAATCCCGGAAGTGATATTGGCCGCGCTATGGTTATGCGCACTCGGTGGAAACGTCTCCGGCTTATCCGTCACGGAATTCCAGTCGGTCTTGATGCTCTTGAACTTGTCGCCCACGATCTTTGCATCCGCGGGTGCGCCGTCAATGGTCAGGGTCTTGTCGGTGTTCACCACCTTCTTGGCCGCTTCCACCAGTTGGCGGGCTTCGTTCTCGCTGGCCTTGGCGTTTCCTTCGCTGGTCTTCGCATTCCCCTCGCTGGCCGCGGCCTTCCCTGCGCTTGCTTCGGCTTCCTTGGCCTTGGCGGTGCAGGTGGCCACGCTGGTCCCCATGCTGTCAGCGCTGGCTTTCGCGTTGGTCTCACTGGTCTTGGCGTTGGCGGCACTGGTGGCAGCTTTTGTTTCGCTGCTCTTGGCGTTGGTCTCGCTGGTCTTCGCGTTGGTCTCCGAGGTCTTGGCCGCATTCTCGCTTGCTTTGGCATTGGTCTCCGAGGTCTTCGCCTTGGTCTCACTGGTCTTGGCCGCATTCTCACTGGCCTTGGCGTTGGTCTCGCTGGTCTTTGCCGCGCTGGCCGAACCTGCCGCCGCAGAAGCAGAGGATGCCGCAGCGTTCTCACTTGCCTTGGCCGCGTTCTCACTTGCTTTGGCGTTGGTCTCGCTCACCTTGGCAGCATCCTGGCTTGCCTTTGCCGCATCCCGTGCCGCTTCGGCCTGACGGAGCAGCTCTTTGATGTTGGTGATGCTCTGGGTCACAAACGCTTTTGTCCACTCCATGCTCTGGGCCAGATACTCCCGCACTTCGTAGCCATATAGCGCCGTCCGGATGCCTTTTACGATCTTATCGTAGTCTAAAGTTGCCATTGATATTTCTCACACCTTCCCTCTGTTACAGGGCACTCCATTTTGAAATTTCACACAGTGTCATTCGGTTCAGCCCTGTGCATGGCTCACGAGGCCCCGCAGAGTCAGTTTTGCCTGCTGGGATGCCGTGGTGTTTTTGTTCTGCTGCTTGGTCAGCTTTTCCGGAGGCCGTCCAAAGATGAACTCTTTCTGGTCGGGCTTGTCCAGCGGCAGTACCTCTTTTGTACATACCATCCACTCGTCGATACCGTGAGGTGCAGAGACGATGCGCGTTTTCTTCAGAAATCCCAGATGATCGGTCGAAAGCCCTGCGTCACACAGGTCGAAGGCTTTTACGGAAATGGTGGGTTCATAATCCTGTTTGCAGGTTGCAAGTTCCTTTTCGCAGACAGCGCACAGCGCCGCGCTCGACGTAGCGGTATCATCCACGATTCTTCGTGCATGCATTCCGTATTTCTTACAGGACTCAACGTTCTCAGCTGCGCCATCGATGTATTGCTGGCTCGTTGTCTTAAAGATCCACCAGCCCTTCGTTACGGTAGCGAATCCGCTCGCGTAAACACAATTCACCAGATCACTCGGGACGGTACGGTCATATTTCAGATCGAGCATGTTGACCCCATATTCGACAGTCTGCTCGGTTTTTGCAGAGATATCGACCGTATAATCGAGGTAAAATACAATGCCGCTGCTGGTCTCAACATATCGAGGGCGGAAATACCCATCGTACTCATCCAGCCAGTAGGTATTGATTGCATCCCAACACACGCTCACGTCAGTACCGTTGTTGGAAAAATCCTTTGTCACACCCCGCTGTACGTCAACATTACCCATCCAAAACATTGGTGGCCATAAAGCACATCCATCTATGTATCGGGTATGTCCAAGTGCAGTGAAATTTTCCCACAAATTGCTTGTTATGTCGATATCTTTCTCCCTGGTGACATAGTACGTACGCGGACGAATAAACGTGCTGTCCCACTTCAGGAACTCCAGAACATCTGCAACAGTAACATCCTTGTTCAGATCAAAATTAAGGATTACGCTCGTCACAAATCCGATCCAGTAAAGAGTTCCGTCCTGATAAATTGCAACTATGGTGGAATTTTCCCTCACGGTTGAATAAATAGGATTTTCCAGATAAGCACCCCTCGCATCCTGAAGGGCTTTGGGGATGGTAAATGTGAAGCTCCCGATCTGGTTCTTCTCCTGAGACAGCCTGGGCTCAAGGATGACCGGGGTATTCTGCATCGGATTGTCAGATGCGAAAATAAGATTCTTGGATGTCCAGACCCATCCTCCGGTTTGGTCATCGAACTTCACGAGCCCCGCATACACCTGATATGCCATTTTGAACATTTCTCCTTTCTCACAGGAATTGTGGGTTGCCAATGGTCACGGTCACGGTCGAAGCTGACTTGGCGGTGACCTTCAGCTCCCAGTAGGTATAACCCGGGTCATATTCCACGCCGATGGTCTCACTGACGGGCAGAAAAATGTTTGAGCCCAGTGTCCATGTTTTGGTCTCTGAGCGAATGTCCGGGCTGCTGCTCGTGGCATAGCTGTCGTATCTTAGCGATTTCAGAAACACAACTTCCACGCTTGAACCGCTTTCTGTGCGCACGGTGATCGGATAGCGAACATCGCTGGGTGGCAGTTGCAGGGTCAGCACCTCTCCTGCGGCTAAGGCGCGATTCTTCAATTCTGCTTGGCGATACCATGCGATATCCCGTTCAAAACAGAAATCATCCCATTTCCACAGGTCATTCCAGCGAACGGTGGCATACGGATAGAGGCTGTAGTTCAGCGTCAGCACCGTATGCCCGTTCTTCCACTGGATTTTTTCATCTACCCAGACACGCCCGGTGTAAGTAAAGTTCGGGTCGTCCTCCAACACGACTGTTTGGAACCGCCCGGCATTCAATCCAAGCCATTGTGCGATCTGTTCCGCCGCGTAATGGCCCGATGTTCTTACAACGATGTCATAATTCGTTTCGCTAGAGCTTTGCCAGCTCTCGTTTTCCACATAGAAATCCCAGCTTCCCTCCCTGTTCTCGAAAACAGGATTTCCCGTCAGACTGTGGGAAAGGTCTACCGTTCCGCACCGGCCCGCCACCGTCACAAGAATCATCCGCTCTGTCGGAGGTGCCACCACGGGCATCTCACAGGGGATCAGGTGCCAGTCTTTCCATGTGTTTTTTGTGCCGTTGATCGTGATAGAATGGTCCATCTTTTACACCTAATCGCTATATTCTTTCTGGTCACAATACGGTAATCCGGGCTGGATATCGTAGGAAACTGTCACCGTCGTTCTTCCGGAATGATCCGGTTTCACCTTGCTGCACCACATCCGGATGGCATGGGGAGCATCCGTGTATCCAACCTGATAGCGCCCAAAGCCGCCCTCTTCTCCCGGGATATACAGGGTCTCTGCACGTCGCCCCTGCAAGAAGTGGAGCATTTTATGGTATTGTCCGAAGAAGCACCAGGGATGGTCGTGGTTTTCATCCGTTCTTAGGTTGTTCCCAGAATAGTACACGGAGTGGGCATACAGGTCATAATCCCATAAACTATGATTTATTCCATTCGGCAGATAATAAAAATCGAGAGACCCTGTGCGGGCCTCCCAATTCTTATGTGTGTTTGTCGCATCCAGGAACACCGGCTGAATCAGACTGCCGTGGACCCCGGGCAGGGTCACGGTCGTCACTTTCTCCTGTGCCTTGGAAATATAAGGTTGCTCCGTCGGCATGAAACCGTAGGATTGAAAAGAAAAACTTTCGCTCCCCCAGTCCGGAATACTGGATTCATACGAGGGACTGACCGGGACGATGAGGTTTTGAACCCTCCCATCCCCGGTTTCCGGCAAAATATAACCCATGGTTCTTACCTCCTGCTGGCGATCTTCCCCAGCCCTTCGTCCACATCGTTGATGATCTCGCCCACCAGTTTCCGGCCATTCATCTGAACCTTCATATTGGCCACGGCCCGGGCAATGCTGTCGATGTGCTCGCCCAGTGCCTCCACGCTCGAAACGATGTCGGCGTTGGGGTTTGCCTTCTGGTCAGCCTTGTTGGCCTCTTCCTGCTGGGCCTTGGTCACCTCGGCTCTGCGCACCACGTTGGCGGCAAGGCCTGCGGTGCGCTCTGCATTCAGGGCGACCGTGCCGTTCTGGAACAGGGTGTCGTTCAGCCAGTCCACTCCATTTTGAACGTCGCTCATGTCCACTACGGGCTGGATGCTGGGCTCATACTCGAAGTCGTCGCTGGCAATGTCGCCCACTCGCTGGGCCAGATCCATCATGGTGGAAAGGGCCGTGTCGCTCACGTCCTGTACGCCCTGCACCACGGAGTCGGTCTCGTCGGTGATGCCCTGCGCCAAACCCAGGCTCAGGTATTCGCCGATGCCCGCCATCACGCGGCTGGGGGAATGGATTCCAAAGAAGTCGCAAAATCCATTCACGATGCTGCTGCCGAAGTCGCAGATGCCGTTCCACACCGCACCCGCCGCACCGGTAATGCCCTGCCATAGGCCGGAGACCAGGTTTCCGCCCACGTCCACCAGGCCCTTGAAGCCGTTGCTGATCCAGTCCCACAGGTGCGAGAAGGCGTTTCCCATCCAGTCAAAGAACCCACTGAAGAAATCACCGATCTTGTCCCAGTTGGCGATCAGCAGTCCGCCGCCCGCAATGGCCGCGCCAATGAGCCAGCCTTCGGGGCCAATGGAGCCCAGCACGCTCACCAGAGTGCCGCCCAGTTCTCCCAGACCGCCCAGTAAGCCACCGGAGCCGGTGATCATCTCGCTGATGCTGCCAAGGCCGCCCAGTGCTTCTCCCAGCAGTCCAGTGCCGCCCGTGGCAGAGCCCAGCAGGCCGCTCATGTTGCCCAGGATGCTGCCAAGGTTCTTGGTCGCACCGGTCACCTTGACCACCTGTCCCATCACCTTCAGGGTACCGCCGCCCTGGGCCAGTTTGTTGAAGGTCAGCATGGTCTTGCCCAGATTCATCATTGTCTGGCCAAATTCGCTGCCCATAAAGTCCAGCACGGTGGTAATGCCGCCGGTCACTGCTCCGCCCCAGTCACCGCTCACAAGGGCGGTAATGGTGCCAAAGAGGTCGGTGATCACTTCGGTCACGCCGTCCTTGGTGGCCACGCCAAAGGCTCTGCTGAGCTTCGAGGCCATTTCCGGGGCGCTCTTCTGCACCTGTGCCCAGACGCTGTTGAAGCCCTCCTGAATGGGCCGCCAGTTCTTCGAGATGGAGTAGCCCAGCTGCATCATCATCCTCTTGCCGGAGTCGTCCAGCTCAAAGGCATCCGCCAGATTTTCTGCAAAGCCCACAAAGCTGTACTGTTCGCTTTGCAGGTCCGCCAGTGCATCCAGTGCGGTCTCGCTGTTCTTGCCAAACTTCTTTACAGCCTCGTCGTACTTCAGCTGCTTGTTCGTTACCTTCTTCAGGCTGTAGCTCATGCTGTCCAGTGCCGTGCCCACGCCAATGATGGCGGTCATGGTGCCCTGGGTGGCGGCTTTCCGTGCCTGGACGCTGTCGGCTCCGTATTGTTCCACCGCAGCCTTGTAAGCATCCTCCCGGCCCGCAAGGTCGCCGTCACCGTAGAGCTTGGCCAGCATGTTCTGCCGGTTGGTCACAAGCTTCTCCTGCTTTTCCAGGTAGGAGACCTTGCTGTCATAGGCATCCAGCTGGGCCTGATTCAGCTCGTTGATGAGCTTCTGCTGTTCGGTCTGTGCCTCCAGATACTGCTGGTAGGCCGCCTGGGTCTTCTGGCTTGCCTCACCGAACTCGTTTTTGATGGCGATGTAGTCCTTCTCGGTGGCCAGCAGGATCTCCGCCTGGTTCTTGATCTTCCGGTTGATGTAGTCGATCTTCTTGTTGGACTTCTCGGTCACCTCGGCGCTGTCCTCGTACAGGGCGCTCCACAGCTCGTATTCGTCCTCCGCGGTCTTGGCATCGGTCTCGTACCGCTCCTGAATGACCTTCAGGATGCTGTCCTGCTTGCTTCTCTGAAGCTCCGCAAGGGTCTTCTGCTCGCTCAGCAGGGTGCCGTAAGCGTCCTTGGTCTTGCTGTTGTTCGCGCCCACCTTGGCCAGCAGGGTGTCGTACTGCTCTTTCGCAATGCCCACCCGTTTGGTCTGGAGCTCGATCTCCCTTGTCAGGCTCTCGGTCTTCTTGGTGATAAGCTCTTCCACCGTGGCCGTGTCGCCGCCCGTCACTTCCCACAGCGCGTATTCGCCGGTGGCGTTGGACATCTCGGTCTTATTGGCCTTCAGCTTGTCGGAGAATGCACTTGCCAGCGTGTCTGCCAGTGACTTGCCGGTCTTGGAGGCTTTGGACTTGGTGGTGCCGCTGCCCGCTCCGTCCAGTGCATCATCCACGGCGTTCTGGTAGTAGTCGGTCAGCGCACCAAAGGGGTTCATCTTGCCCCATGTGCTGTCCACAGCATTCTTGATCTCCTCCACGGTAGAGGGGGTCTTGTTGCCAGGCTTCTTGATGCCGCTGTTGGAGGGGATCGGTACAGTATCCTGCGCCGCCTGCTTTGCTGCATTCTGTGCGCCCTTCAGTCCATGCTGATAAATGGGGTTGCCCAGATGGAGCGAATCCATCTTCATGGCATTGTACAGCCCAACCATGCTGTTCTGTACGGCAATGGTTGCCTCATCCAGAGCGGTGGTCATACCGTCTTTTACCGCAAGGGCCGCATTGTAAGAACTGTTCCGCAGCTCGTCCTGTTTCGTCTTGTCGCCAATGCCCAGAATCGCACCCTCAAGGATGTTCTCTGCATCACTGGCTGCAACGTCACTGGGCGAATGGATGCCCCAGAAGGTGGTGAAGACATTCCGGATGGCGGCGGCAGCGCTGTGCATGGCCGCTTTTGCCCGCTCCAGAATGCTCTGGTTTTGCAGGCCTTCCACAACGCCCAGCATGACATATTCACCGTTCTCGGCCATCACCTTGGAAGGCGACGCAATGCCAAAGAACGATTTGAACGCTTCAACGATCTTTCCGCCCAGCGATTTGATGCCGTTGACCGCCATGCCAACCGGCCGGTCGTCCTCAAAGATCTCGCCGAACCAGTCAAAGATGCCCAGTGCCGCATCCTTCATGGCATTTCCGATGCCGCTGAACAGTTCGCCCCATGTTTCCGGAACACCAAGGAAACTCAAACCGTCTTTCGCCAGCTGCCAGCACTCCGGGATCACGGCACGGACCAGCGCGTCAAATGCCTCGACAATAGGCCCGGCGCAGTTTTTGATCACCTCGCAGAGCATCGTCACCACGGTGGTCAGTGCTTCCTGAATGTCCGGGGCGGCGTTGATGATAGCTTGACAGATCGGTCCTGCAAACATGGAAAGAACACCCATCGCCGCAGTCGCCAGCGCGATCACGCCCAGCGACTTTGCGAAGTTCCAGAATGCTTTTGCCAGCAGTTCCAATCCAACCGCCAGCTGAGGCATTGCTGTCAGAAGAGCACCACCCAGCATGGTGATGAGCATTCCGTCCAGAAATACCTGTAACGCCTGCCCGACAGTTTCCGGGTCAGCATCGCCCAGCAGTTTAATGGCAGGGGCCAGGATCAGCAGCGCCGCGCTCATCTTGAGCATAGCGGAGCCCAGGCCATCCAGTGCGGAAGCAACGCCGAATTTGGTGAAGGCGATCAGTGCAGTTGTCAACCCTCCGAGACCGGAAAGAGCAGCAATTACACCCTTGGCTAAATCGACCCAGCCCAACGCCGCAAATTTCTCTACCGCCGCAGCCAGCACATACAGTGCACTTGCCGTCAGCAGAATGCCCGCGCCGGAACTCACGCCACCGGTGGACATGCTGGATGCGATCGTCAGAGCGGTCAGTCCAGCCGCAACCTTGATCAGCCCATCGATGGCTGCATCCCCCATCACGGCAAACAGCCCCACGGCTCCTGCCAATACGATAAGTGAGGTAGACATCGCCAGGATGGCCGCGCCGGAGCCGAACTTCGTCTTGGACGAAAAGGCCGACATGGTGGTCATCAGGAGCATCAGGGTCTTGATGCTGGTCATGGCCGCATCCAGCCGGACAAGCTGAATGTTCGCCAGACTGCTCACCGCCTGCGCTGCGATCCAGATGCCGCCAGCCATGGCTGCGATCGCGGCTCCATTTTGAAATCCGGTCGTGCCGATCACCTTGTTCACCACAGCCAGAGCCGTGGCCATGGTGGTCAGCAGTCCGCCCAGCGAAACCACCGCCATACCGGCTTTTACCAGGCTGGTAAACTTGATCTCGCTCAGGGGCTTCATAGCGGTGGAAAGCACCTTGATGGCACCGCTCAGCGCCACCAGCTCCACCGCCGTCGAAAGGATCACTTTGTGGTTCATGGCCTTCTCGCCCACCACCAGCGCCAGAGAGAGCTGACGCATCGCCAGCATCATGGCAACGATGGACACGGTCACAACGGCCAGCGCTGCGGCATTTGCTGCAATATCGCCCTTCTGCAGGACCTCCATGATCCGGGAAAGTCCCTTGGCAATGGAGCCAATGGCAATGCCCAGTCCGATCAGCGCCGCAGCAGTGCCCCACAGGGTCGCCGCGTTCAGGGCGCTGGCTTTCAGGCTGTCAAATGCTTTCGTGAACCGCTTGGTGGTAGGCTCCAGCAGCTTTGCCGAGACCGTCAGCAGGGTCACGAAGCCAAAGACCGTACTAGCGATCTCCGTGAACTGGTCGGGGTTGATCCGGCTCATCACGTACATGGCCCCGGCCAGGATCAGGATCGCGGTGGCCATGCCGGTCAGGGTCTTGGTGCTCTCGTTCTTCTGCCAGGTCTTGATCGCGCTGGTCAGCTGCTTGAAGGTGCCGGAGATGGAATTGAGCATTCCGGTCAGCGGGGTCTCCAGCATTGCTTTCAGGCTCTTGGTGGCTTTTGCCATCTGCCCGATGCTGAACGCCAGCAGTCCCACGTCGATCAGGCTCATAAACCGGTAAACGTCCGTCCCGCTGATGGCATCAAAGCCCTCTTTCACAGCGGTAAAGAACTGTTTCACCGGGGCAAAGGCATCCCCCACCGAGCCGTTGATCTTGTTCATGCTGCGCTGGAAGCTGGAAGCAAACTCGCTCATGGATTTGCTCAGGTTCTTCGGCATGTCGATGAGGTTCTGCTGGAAGTCCTCCAGATTCGGCTTTGTCAGCCCCAGCACCTGCACCGCGTTCTCACCAAGGCCACCCAGTTTGGAGAGCAGGGTCGAGATTGCCATGCCCAGCGCGCCCAGGATGCCAATGCCTCCGCTTGCTGCGGTCTGAATCACGGCGCTCAGTCCGTCAAAGGCCCGCCTGCCCACGGAGTACAAGGTGCCCAGTAAGCCGGTGCTCTCCTCGCCCTTTTTCAGGAAGGTGTCGATGTACTGCGCGATCTTCGTGCTTTTCAGAATGCTGCCCAGTGCATCCACGGGGCTCAGGAGCTTCGTCAGCGCTGTCCTGATGCCGCTCAGCTTCTCCCGCAGGGTGCCGCTTCCGGTGGCAACTTCATAGATCGTCTCAAGGAAATCCCCAAGCCCGGCTCCCACGCTCAGCATCACCTGTGCCACAGGCTTCGCAGCGTTCGCCAGCAGCAAAAATGCTTCCTTGGCCACAGCGCCGATCTTGCTCAGGATCGTGGTAACACCTTTCAGCACCGTGAACAGGCCCTTGAAGGTCTTCTTGATCTTCTTTGCGGTCTGATCGGTGATGATGAGCTTCTGGGTCATCAGGTCGAGCCGTTCGGCAAAGCTGTAAATGCGCTCTCCGTCTGCGGGCGGAAAGATCTCACTGAACGCCTCCTTCACCGGGGCCACTACTTTGCCAATGGCATCCATGATGTTCCAGAAGCTCTGCATCAGGTGCTCTCTGCCGGAAAGCTCGCCGATCTTCTGGGCGTACTCGTCCAGATCCAGGGTTCCATTTTGAATCTCGGCGTTCAGCTTCGCAAAGGCTTCTGCATCCCGCTGGATAGTCTCCCGGTTATAGCCCTTTGCGGCCATCTCCTTGTCGCTTAGGGTCAGCAGCTTTTCGGCACTGGTCTGTGCTTCGTCAAGGCTTGCTTTCAGCAGCTGGGCACTTACGCCGTTCTGCTGCAATGCCTTGGTAAAACTGCCCGCTTTGGTGATCTGTTCCTCGGTCACAGCGCCGCTGGCCAGTGCTACCTGCTGGAGGGTGTAGCTGTAGGCATCTGCCTGATCCCCCAGCCTGCCTTGCAGCTGTGCCCATCCGCTGTTCAGTCCGTCCTTCAGCCGTTCGTTCAGCCCGTCGATGGACGGCACAAAAATGTCGTACAACCGATCCGAAAGCTCTGTCCAGGTCTCGGTGGCTTCTTCCTTGTTGCCAAAGAAGGTCTCGAAGACAGCCATCCATTTTGAGCTGACCGCGTCCTTGGTGGAATCAATGGCCTGCCCAAAACTGGTTGCCTGCTGGGCCGCCAGTGCCGCACGCTCTGCCAGCTCACCGTATTGACCGCTCAGCTTCTCAAGGGCCTCGGAGCTGGTCATGCCCTTGTTCTTCTGGGTCATCTCGTAGGCCGCTTCCATCATGGAGGCGTACTTCTCAAAGGTCTTTTCCATAACCTTCGTGTTGGCCCACTTTTTGGAAAGGGAGCTCTCAAAGGTGCCAATGGTCACCTCGCCCTTTTTCAGGGTGCCCAGCTCCACCGCTGTGTCAATGAGCTCCTGCTTCAGGGCCTTGGTGGCCGTACCCATCAGGTTCAGGCTCTTCCAGTCCTGAAGCTGCAAATGTCCGGCGCTGTAGCTCTGGGTCAGGTTCCGGATGGTACTCTGGAACGCAAAGCCCGTCTTGCCCGCGTCTGCGGTGGCGTTGGCAATGCCCATGATCATGGGGATCATCTTGTCGATGTTGCCGCCCGCAGCCGTCATCTGAGAAAGGGCGCTGGTCATCTCGCTGAAGCTGTAGCTGGTCTCGTCGGAGTACCACATCAGCTTGTTCAGGTAACCGTTTACCTGATCGATGCTCTTGCCCGTGGCGTTCATGATGGTCTGAACGTTGGAGGTCTTTTCGGTGTACTTGTCCCAGCCGCTGGCCACCTGATCGATGGACAGGCTCTTGACCAGCTTCTCGCCCGCGTCCACAAATTTGTTGGTGATGTTCACCAGCGCCGTGGTGGCCACGATGTTCAGGCTCGAGAACTTGGATTCCAGCCGGTCAAGGCTCGTCTGCATGGTGGCAAAGTCCACGTTCTCCGCGGCTGCGTCCAGCTTCTCAAAGCCCTTTTCCGCTCCCTTGAACTGGAGCTTCTCCATCAGCCGGTCAATGGTCGAGATGGTCTGTTTGGTATTTTTCTCAAAATTTGCGTTGTCAAACCGCATTTCAACAACGCGGCTGTCTACTTCCTGACTCATTCTGTCCTCACCTCGCCCCATGCCCGTGCTGCGATCCGCTCAAAAATGGGCCGCATCGCAGGGTTGATATAATCCACGCCCTCTACGTATCCTCCGTTTCGTGTGCCGTGTCCGTATTGCAGGATCACCGCAATGGGCACACCGTCCACGATGTTGGAGTTTCTCCATGTAATGGTGATGCTCTCTTTTCCCTTGGTCACCGTGTAGCTCCAGCTTGCCGCCGTCTTTCCCGTGTCCTTCGGGGTCACCTTCGCAAGGGCCTCCACGCCCTCCTGTCCGTATCGGTCCAGCAGCTCATCCAGGTTCAGGTTCGAGCATCGCTTCAAAAATTTCCGGCTCTTCTTCCAGTCGCCCTTCTGGCGAAAAACTATTACTTTTGGCACTGCATTTCTCCCCTTGACTGCAAGACCACCATTTTGAAATTTCGCAATAGCGCTAATCGTCCAGTGCAAAGTTCACGCCATGCCAAGGGCTCCCCTACTAGGGGAGCTGGCGAGCGAAGCGAGACTGAGAGGTTTAATCCGTCCCTTACCCTCTCGTCTTCAGCCGGGCCTTTCTCTGCTCGTTCAGCATCCGCTGCTGGGCCATCCGGTCGCCCTTGCTCATCTTCTTCGCCGGTGCCTGGCTCTCCTGGCATACCCGGATCAGGGTCAATAACCGGTTCAAATGCCACTTCTCGCACTCTTTCGGAATGCCAAAGCTGAACATCTGGCAGTATAGCACCTCGGCCGTGGTCTCGGTCCCGCTTTTCCGGGGCGGTCGTTTGGGCCGTGGCTTTCCTGCGGTCTTTCGTTCGTTGGGTCTCGGCTCCCCGCTGAACCATGTTGCGGTCATGGGAGCTTCCATATATTCGTTAATGGAACGGTACTGTTCCCGGGTCAGTCTGGCGTACACTTCGGGGTCTACCCCCTTGGTCACCGTCATGCAGCGGATGTAGTCCAGCCACTGCTCCACGGTCAGCTTGTCCAGATTGCTCAGGAACGGGATGTTCCAGTTGCTTTCCCAATGAGCCAGGGAGAGCAGTGAATGTTCCAGCTTCAGGACCACGGCAGGCGTGTAGACAAATTCCTCTGTCTTTTCGTTCCACCGCTGTTGTCCTGGTATCGTAAGCGTCATCATTTGCTTTCTCTCCCTGGTGTGTGTTCATTGAGGTGCCCTTCTCAGAGCACGCTCCATTTTGAATCCTCTTCTAAACAGAGCTTGCCCCTTTGGGGAGCTCCGCGACGCGCCGCCCTTTGGCGGACGGAGCGGTAAGAGGGGCATGTTACTGCTCCTCAGTGCCCTTCACGGGGGCTTCCAGCACCTTCAGGCCGGGCTGTGCGTTCACAGGGGCGGCCTTCTTGGTCTCATCCTTCATGTCCTCCGGCAGGATGCCCTCAAAGAATGCGGCCGCGGCCTCGCCGTTGGAGGCCAGCTTGTAGTACAGGTCGCTGTAGGCCTGGGTGGACATAAAGTCCGCCAGCACCGCATCGTTCTTGATGAACTTCCGGCCGTCCGGGCTCAGCACACCGTAGCTCTTGCAGATGATCTGCTTGAACAGCTTGGCAAGCTCCAGCTGGCTCTGGGCAGCAGTGATGCGGTTGATCATCTGCACAAGGCCGCCCTCGGTGGTCAGCTCCATCTCCATGATCTCGGCACGGGTCAGATTGAAGTAGTAGTCTTCCGTCCGCTCAGTACCGCCAAAGTCCACGGTGGTCATCGTCTTTTTCAGCATTTTTCTTCTCCTTTATCGTGTTCATTGATGCCTGGCTTCTTACACCTTGCCCTCGCTGTCGGTGATCAGCTTGATCAGCTCGTCGGGGGAAGGCAGGGTTGCCTCGGCAGCATCGGTGCCCCAGAGCTTGTCCTGAATGGCCTTCACGGTGGCAGGCTTCAGCTTGGAGCAGTCGATCTCCATGTGGCTGGTGGGGCGGTGGCCGGTCACGCTCACGGGGGAGGTGGTGCACTCCCAGCTGAAGGTGATAGCATCGGGGTTGTCGTTGATGGTGGCATAGCTCTTCTCGCTGGGGGAAGCGGTGCTGTTCCACGCAATGTGGATCTTCTGGCCCACCTCGTCGTCAACGTCGTTGCCCACGGTGGTCACCCAGCTGAAACCAAAGCCCTGGCGCTTCTGCTGGCCGATGGAAACACCCGTTGCAACCTGCGCGGAACCGTCGCAGGGCTCCCACTCGGTGGGGTAGGTGTAGGCTTCGATGGTGTAGCCGTACTCCTCGGCAGAGCGCAGAGAAGCATACTTGATGTCGTCGGCGTAGAGCTTGGTCTCCTCAGCGCCGGAGGGGCTCTCGGTCACGGCGGTCAGGCCATTCCAGGCCACGCCCTTGTCGTAAGCGCCGGTGTTGTTCATGGGATACAGGACACCCATCTTGGTGCCCATCTCGTAAAACTTTTCGCCGACAGCGTCCCAAATCAGTCTGGACATATAGTTCCTCCTTAGATGTAGATCGTAAAAACGGTGTGGTATAATCCATCCGAAACAAAAGAGCGGTCGTAGGTGCATTTTGGCAACACACTTACGGCCGCTTTGATCTTGCTGTCAGGGTCTTTGTCCATCACAGTCACCGTGTAGAACGGATGCTGGATGTACACCCTGTTGTTTGCATGGTTGTTCCGGATCCTGCTTTCGCTGTACACGATGCAGGGATACTGGAGCTGGAATCCCGCTTTCGGCTGAAAATAGAGGTGGATCGACTTTCCGTTCTCCTTCAGCACTTCGCGCAGGAGCGTGTCAACCTTCAGCCGTGCTTCCATTCCATAGCCCTCCCAAAGTCAGGATCAGGCGCGGGTATTGCACCTTCACGCCGGTCACCTGCCATTTCTGTCCCATAAACACCGCATACCGGAGATCGTAGAGATGGTCGTTTGCAAACGGGTCCGCCAGAACGCTCAACTGGTTTCCAACCGTGATGTCGGGGTTCACCTTGTCCCCCATCTGCATCTGCCGTCCAAACTCCAGCACGTCCCCGTAATAGGTGCGTTCCGTCATCTTCTCGGTAAATACGCTGGGGGCGGTCTCCTCCACCTCATCTGCAAATCCCAGCTTCCCGCAGTATCTCATCTCTTCTCACTCCATTTTGATTTGTTGTGACTAACCTTGAAACCTGAAAAGATCAGGCCTCGTCCGCAGCCATGGTGCAGGTGGTGGCGGTGGTGCCGTCGGTCACGACCACACCGGCAGCCATCAGGGCCACAGGCAGGTAGGTCTTGTCGGCAGCCATCACGATCAGACGGCCCAGCTTAAAGGCCTTCTCCACGTCAGCCTTCTTGGCCTGAACCTTGTGGGCCTCGTCCTCGTACAGCTTCTTGTCGGTGTGCAGGTAGGCAACGTAGTTTGCCACGTGCAGGTCATAACCGGTCTCGTAGATGGTGTTCAGCATAGTTCTATCCTTTCTCTTTAAGCAGCCCACTCAACAGCCATGGCGCTGAACGGGGTGGTCAGAGCGCCGGAGCAGCGGGTCTCGATCAGGTACTTCTGGGCGTTGAAGTCGATGTCGAAGTCGTCGAACATGGAAACAGCGCCGCCCTTGTCTGCGCCCACGGTGTAGTCAGCCAGGTTCACGATCAGGCAGACCAGGTCACCGCCCTTGGCACCCTTGCGGCCCTCCATCTCGGGGATGGTCACAATGTTCTTCACACGCAGCTTGCGGGCCAGAGCAGCCTCGTCAGCATACAGCGGGTGGCCGATGCCGTCCTCCAGCAGGAGCATCTCGGTCAGAGCGTCCTCAGTGGTGAACAGGGTGGGGGTGCCGGAGCCGCGGTACTCCTTGCGGCTGCGCAGGATCTGCTTGATCAGGGCCTTGTACTTGTCCTCCACGGTGGTCAGGCCGGTGGTCTTGCACTGGACCTTGATGGTAAACAGGTCGCTGTCGTTGAACACAGGGCGGATGCAGTTCTCGTCGATCTTGTCCTCAGAGGCAGCCAGACGGCCGTCGCCCAGCAGGTAAGCCAGAGCCAGCTCACGGTTCAGCTTCAGGCGCATCTCCTGCTTCAGCCATGCCACAACGTCAAAGCTGGTAATGTCGATCACGTCGTCGCGGTCCAGCTTCTGCTTCTTGTACACGGTGGTGGGGCTGGTGGAGCGGCGCAGCAGGCCAAAGACCTCTTCCTTCTTGAAGTTGCCCTTGATGTAACCCTTGGCGCGGGCATCCTCCTCGGTCAGGTCAGCAAACATGCTCTTGAACCGGCTGAAGGGAATGTGGTGCACAGCGCCCATGACCACGCTCACCCAGTCGTCGGGCTTGTCGATGATGCGGGGCGTGGTGTCCAGCAGGTGGTCCTCAGGGAACAGCCAGTCGATGTTGTCGATGCTGTGGGCCAGCTCGTCACTGTCCATGCCGGCATCCTCAAAGGCAGCCTTCATGGTGCCGTGGCTCTTTGCGGTCTTGACCACGTTGTTGATCTCTTCGATGCTGTGCTTCAGCACAGTTGCGTTGGTATCCTTGTCGAAAACATTCTGCTTCACGGTATCGTCCTCCTCACCGTCATCGTTGTCGCCGCCTTCCTGCTCTTCCAGGGCCAGGCCCACCAGAGCGTGGCAGCACTCTTTCTGCTCGTCGGTCATGCTGTTGTAGACCTGTTCGAGCGTCTTGCCTTCGTTCTTTTCGTCCGCCATTTTGGCTTCCTCCTGTGTTGCTTTATCGTCGGTCACGGCATCGCCGCTGTCCGCACTGTGTGTAAGGTCTTCCAGCGGGTTGCCCTCGGGGTCCATGCCGTGGGTCAGGCTCAGGCCGTCCTCGTTATAGATAAAGGCCTCGCCGCCCTCGTAGTCCTCATCGGCGCTGTGCTTTACCACCTCGTCGATCAGGGCACCCGGGTTGCATCCGGCCAGCACCAGGCTCACTTCCCGGATAAAGCCGTGCTTCACGGTGCTGCCCACCTTCTTCAGGCCGTTGGCAAAAATGGAAAAGGCGCTCAGGTCGCCGCTTTCCACGCACTGTCTTGCGGTCTTGCCGGTGTCGGTGTCGTTGAATTTGGCATAGCAGTACACGCCACCGGGCCGGTTCTCCAGCAGGCAGTGGCCGATCACGTTGTCCACGTTGGCATGGTCGTGGTTGTACACCATGGGCACAACCTTGCCGCTGCACTCCTTAAAGGCATCCTGCGCGATCACCAGCCCGTCATAGCACCGGACGTTCGCTTTCGTCGCCCAGCCGCTGCAATCGTAGTCAAAATTAACCATTTTGATTTGCAATACTCCTCTCTACGGCATCCCGCCCTGCCGTGATCGTTTTGTTCTGCGCCGCAATTTCCTCACTGCTCTGGCTGATGTTTGCATTCCGCAGTTCATCTGCCTTGGGGTCCTTGCTGGGTTTCATGCCAATGGCCTGCCGGAACTCGTTGGAGGTCATGATCTCGTTGCGGGTAAACTTGTCGGCCATTTCGGCAACGGCGGAAACAGGGGTCAGCTTGAACGGGTCACGGAAGTACATCACAGATTCCCGGTTCGCCCGGTCGTCCTCGGTCAGGAATTTCCGCCGGATCTCGTCCACGGCAGCCGCCACAATGGGTTCGATGGTGCGGTTCTCGTAGTTGGTCATCACAGCATCGGAAGCAGTACCGTTCATGATCTCCGGGGTGATACCCAACTGGCTGTATGCCATGTTGGTCAGGTATTCCACGGTCTTCAGAAGGTTGTTTTCGAGGCTGCGGTTCAGCTGCGTGATATGCTCCGTGCCATCGGTGTAGGCAATGCCGTATTTGGAACCGGCGAGCTGCTGTTCGATTTGTGCCCGCCGTTCTTCGGCCTGTTTCTTCCGGGTCTCGCCCTTCACAACGTAGGGCAGCTGGATGATCAGGTCGAGCTTGCCGCTGCCCACCTGCTCGTCGATCACGTCCATCAGGTTCAGTTTCCGGATCAGCCGCTGCACCGTGCCGTTGGGCTCGTTCATCACGGCATAGAACGGGTTCTCCACCAGGGCCACCCGTGTCTTCGGCAGGGTGATCTCCTCTTTCCGTCCGGTCCGGTCGTTGTACACTTCCAGCCGCACGTCGTCCGGGTACCATTCCAGCACCTTTCCCACCCGCATGGATTCGATCCGGGTCTTGCCGGTCTTTCCGTCGTAGTCCACGTCAATTGGCACCAGCGCAATGCATCCCTCGTCCAGCATGGAAAGGAACATATCATATCGCAGTGCCCGGCCCGTCTGGTCCTTGTTGCCGGAAAGGTTCAGGCAAGAATTAAGGCCCGAATCAACGGTTTCGTCGTAGCGTCCGTTTTCATCGAGCCTTACATGATTGATGGTAATTGCCGCAGCGTCCATTGCAATGCGGGTGTTGATGGCCGTCATGATCGTCCGGTCATTGCTTCGGTTCAGCCTTATCCGGTCAGGCCGGTAGCTGTATCCTTCGCCGCTTCTTCCGGGGGGATCCCGGTTCAAAAACGCATTCCAGGCGTGTCTCAGTCTGGAGCCAAAGGTTTGTGATGCCATTTTGATTTCCTCCAGACCTTAACTGTCTTTCTTGTCGTCGTCTTTCTTGTCATCGTCTTTCTTCTGCTGATTTCCGCCAGCGCTTCCGCTCACAATGGCGTTCGCCAGATCAGGGTTCTTGAGTTCCTTCGTGATGAACTGTTTTGCTGCGTAGCTCATAGCACCGGAAGCGGCCTTGGTCAAAAACTGCTGGGAAGCGTTCGTCATTACGGTCTTCACAAAGCTCTGCCCGCTGTATACGTCCTTCCGCAGCTGTTTCACGTCCTTCTGGAGCTGGAGCCGCTCTTTCTCGGCTTTCAGTTCCTTGTTGGGGTCATCCGCCCGGATATTGGTCTGCCCCTGAAGATCCCGGTACTGCCTTTCCATTTGCAGCCGGTTGATCCGTGCCCGCAGCTCCTCGTCGGAGTAATCCTCCGCGTTTTTTCCGGTTCGCTTGGGCGCATACTCTGTCTTGGGCTTCTGCGCATCCTCACCGGCGTTCCCGTCCCCGGCATAGTGTTTCCTGCCTGCGGCCGTCAGGGTACCATCCTTGTTCTGGTACCGCCGCACGCCCCACTTCATGCCCTTGATGCCCCAGTGGTATAGCTCGTCCTTGTATACCTGCATATTTGTCTCATCACCTCAGTTCTTCAGCAGGGCATGGGCAATTGCGTCCTTCCCTGCTTCCACTTTCTTGTCGTACCTAGTTTTTTCGATTGAGTGGCCTTTCTCTCGTACGGCCTTAAAGTAGTCTTTAGGGTTATGATGCATCGGATGAAATGATACTGTTTTTCCGGTCATTTTGTCCACAGCAGTCGGATCATCGATCCACATTGCTCCTTCCGGGGCATCCTTTGGCTGCATCGTAAAAACAAAATAGTTCTCATAATCTGTTACTGTCTGAAGGATAAACTCAGGGTATGCTTTTTGCATAATTTCAATGGCCTGTTGCTCCGTCATATCAGTTTTCCTCCACAGTATAAAGAATGTCAGGTTTCAATTTCAGATTGTCGGTTCGGATAAATCTTGCGCTCTTAATATTCTCGGCAAGAAATTCCGCAGTATAAATCTGGTTTACCTGTGTGTCACGGAAAATAACATTTCCGTGCTTATCAACTTCAAATACGACACTATGGCCGCCGCCGCTCTTCCATGTTACCGTAAATTGGCCCCGACTTCCGGAAGGACACTTCGATTTGATTGCACTGGTCAGATCGCTGGCCTTATAGATTCTTGAACTACCATATACATCCAATTGCGATTGTGTTTCTTTATCCAGCCCCTTAAATCTTTTTACAAGTGTGTTGTCGGTGTTGTAATACTCCATAGCTTTGGTGACATTTTTGGTTGTTCCATCGTTCATAATCACTTCAAAGTCGGGGTCTTCATACCAATTCAGGATGGAATTATCATACTGCTCGTATTTCTTGTCGCTTCGATCTGCACGGGAATCTGCGGCCTGGACATTATAACCACGCTGCCGCAGTTCGTATGCATTTGTGCAGAAGATGCAGTTATGACTTCTGGCAAAGCTGGAAACACTGTATTCTTCATTGATGTCAGCCTGTGCCTGTGCATCAGATTCATCCGTATACCGGTCGATTTTGGGGATATCCTTCATGAAATCCGGCTCTTCGGCCTGATATTTCACACGCTGGAGATATTTCTCGTAAGAAGATTCTGTATAGAAATACCGGTATTTGCCGTTTGGCATCGTAACGCGCTTAATATACAGATGTTTTTTTTACATTCTCTGCTCCAGCTGCTTTATCGGCATCTTTTACTGGAATTTTAAGTTTATCCTTTATGCTATCTAAAAAGTCTTTTCCCGCAGATTTCAAAAGCGCTTTGTCATATTCCATCCGCTTATACGCGGCAGCCCGCTGCCCCAAATTCACATCGTTCACTGCCTGATCCCGGTCGTTCAACAGGTTTTTGATCTGGGTCGCAACACGCTTCAAATTGTACAGAGGACTTTGGCGTTTTTCAGCTTCGCTTTTTACGCCTTTTTCTTTCTGGCTGAGATATTGTTTGTATTGATCCATCGTATAGAAATATCGATAGATCGTTCGCCCTCGTTTGGTTCCTACTTCAACACGGGCAATATACTTGTGCCCTTTCCGTTCCTCAGCTTTTTGCGCATGCGCAAGGTAGCTCCACCAATCGTTCACTTTTCGCTCCTTCCTGCGATTTACAACACTTATCAGCTGTGTTATACTCTTCTTATCGAACATTTTCGACAAAGAGGAATTCTTATGGATACAGTTATCTGCCCCAACTGCGGACATGAAATTTCGGTTCCGAAAAAGAAAGTTTCATCCATAAAGTGCCCAAAATGTAATATGGACGGACTTGAGCTCGGTCTTGACTATTTCGATGAAAATGATGAACCTAGAAAATCTTTCTTCAAAAGACATCCTAAAGTTACTGCCGCGGCACTTTTTGCCGGATGGCTTGCTGGAAAAGGGATTCTGTGGTGGTTGAACAATAAAAACGAACTCTTATCCGGCCCTGTTCAAGGAGCTGATTCTTCTGATGAACTCCCAGCCGAGGCTTCCTGCGAGACAGTAACTGAAGGCACATCTTCGGAGTTGATTCCGATTGATTCCGAAGAGGCCGCCCAGAGATTAGTTCATTACAATCTCAACAAACGCAGGCTTCCTGAAAATCAAAGAGCATCAGCAGCCAAACGGGAGGAAGCTAATGCCCTTGGGATCGATATTGGTACCGAATATACGATCGTAGACCCGTATGATCGACCAAATCGAAAAAAGACTTCGACCTGATCACTCAAACGCATCCCGGTTCTGTTTCCACGCCACGTAAGCGTCCATCATGGCAGCCACAGCATCGATCTTCTGATCCTGCCGCTGTTTGTAGAGCTTCCGGTTGCCGTTGGTGTCCACAAGCGTAATACAGTTGCCCATGGCAAATTGCATCAGCTGTTCGTCAAACAGCAGCTTCCGCTGTTCGCTCAGCTTTTTCAGCTCACCCAGTGGCACGCTTTCGGTCTTTGCACCCTGGATCACTTTCACAACGCCAAAGGTGCTGTTTTCATCGCCCCAGCGCTTCACGAACTCCTGTGCGTTGTAGGGGTCGTAGCCGAACGCCCGTACGTCGTACTCGTTCTCCAAGATAAAGTTGTCCAGGTCATCGTACACCTGCATCATGTCCAGAACCGTGCCGTCAAACACGAACAGGGTCCCTTCCCGCATAAACTCCTCATACTGCTGCCGTCTCGAAGCCGGAAGCTGGCTGAGGGTGTAGGATGTGATGTAGTCCCGCGTCTTGACCCCAAAATATCCGTTGGACAGCGGAAACAGGAAGGTAAAAGCGCAGAAGTCGTCGCCCATGGAAAGGTCCGCGCCCATGGCACAGGGCATCTGCCAGAAGCTTCTCTTCCTGTGGCACAGGGTCTCCTCGTAGGGGAAGAAATAGGTGTAGCCCTCCATGGGCAGGTTGAAGCGCTTTGCCAGAATATCGTTCCGGGCGCTGGGTGATTTCTCCGCACGCTCCACGTCCAACTGGTAGGTCTCGTAGCTCACGGTCTTGCCCAGGTTCGGGTTGGCCTTCAGCCACATCTCCGGCTGGCCCACTTCCTCAATGGAGTCCAGCTTGTAGTACCAGATGGACACATGAGGGTTGACGTACTCCCCTTTCAGGATGCTCATCAACTCCATTTTGATGTCGTCGCCGCAGCCGTTGCGCACCGTGCCCTCGGAGGAAGCCGCCACGATGAGGTAATTTTCGTTCTTGGCCGCGCCCTGTTCAATGGCACCAATGGGGTCTTCCCGGATGTCGCAGGAGAGCCACTCGTCCACGGTCGCCACAGTGTCACGCCGTCCTTGCAGCTTCTCAATGGTCATCGGGCGCACTTCCAGCAGGCTGTTGGTCAAAAAGTTCTCGATGCCCTTCTTGGTGGAAGCCATCTTCACCCGGTCTGCCTTAGAGCCGGTGGTGTTTTGCAGGCTGCCCTCGGTCATAAACTGGAACACCGGCCCCTTTGCCCGCGCCAATGCGGTGCGGAAAGGTGCCAGCACCTCCTCGGCCTGTTTCATGGTCGGGGCGGTGGTCAGCTGCTGGGTCGTGGTGGTGTACGCCGTCAGAAAGTACGCCTGCAAAAACTCCAGATACATGGTCTTCGCGGCCGATCGGGTAATGATGAGGTATTGCTTTGTCACCAGCCGCTTTTTCAGCCGTCGGGTCTCGTAGTGTCCGCCGCCTCCGCGCTCGTTCGGCACAAAGATGCTTCGTTCCACAAAGTAATACCACCCAAAGATCTCTTCAGCCCATAACTTGAAACTGTCCAGCAGCTTCACGTCGGTGCCGTCGGTCAGGGTCAGCTCATCCTCGCAAAAGGAGATAAAGCCGTTCACCGCCTTGTCGTCATAGTAGATGCCCGGGTTGGCGATCAGGTCGTCGATCCGCTCCATCTCCATGGCAATCTCCCGGCATACGGGTATTTCGCCACGCATCACGGCCTCCCGAAAACGGCCGTAGTAGATCGGCGTGGCCGTGTTCGATAATGCCATTTTGGTTCCTCGTCTTGCTCTGTTTCACTCGTTCAGGCTTTGGGCCGGTAAAAGGGCTTGTCCAGGGTGTAAAAGCATCGGATATCCTCCGGGCATTCGCCGGTTCCCTGTCGGGTGCATCCGTTGCAGATATCCTGCGTTACCCGTCCAAACCAGTCCTTTTTCTCCGGTGTTTCCATCCAGTGCTCCACCCATCGTGCTGCTACTGTCCGTCCCATGTGTTGTCATGCTCCACGTTCAGCCGCCATTCCATCTCGGAGGCGGTATTCTTCAGTGCTTCCATGGTGGTGCTGCTCTGGGGCGGGTCAAAGCCCAGCAGCCGTACCTTCACGGCCACGTAAGCCTTCACCGCTTCCACCTTCACCGGGTCGGCAACGAACTCCGTCCATTCGTTTTCTTTCCCGGAAATGGCGTACCCCTCGCCGGGCCCCACGCCCATCTGCACCAGTGCAAACAGCGCCATGTTGATGTACATGATGATGTCCGCATCAAAGTCGGTGCACTCCTCGGCAATGCCCAGCAGCTTCTTTACGCTTGTAAGGATGCTGTCCATACTGCGCCTCCGTCAATGTGCGGTGTTTCCGTCCGCAATGCACTGGTTCTCCCACTTCTTGTACACGTCGAGGTAGGTCTCCTTCTTGTCGCCGTTGTGGGTGATCTCATAGTACATGCCATCGGATACGGTGGTGCTTACAAGCGCCTTCCAGTTCTGCAAGGTCTTCGAGAACCATACAATGAACACATCCTCCATCGTCAACTTCTTGCCGTCGGTCGCGTCCACATGACTGTTGAAGTAATCCACCACCAGCTGCTTTGCGCGGGTCATAAAATCTCTCTGTTCCATTTTTATTCCTCCTCGGCATCGCTGTAGCCACCCATAATGTAGCTCATCATGGCATAATGCCAGTCCTTCTGAGCCCTCGCCAGAAGTTCCAGTTCGGCCAGATTGTGGGGCGCGCCGTCCTTCCCCATGGCCGCTTCTTTCTGTACACTCTCCTCGACCAGCTTGGCCAGCCTCCCCGCATCTATCGCCACTTGACCAGGTTTCAGCAAAACGAGATCTCCCTCAGCACTCGGAGCAGCGTTTTGTGCGGTCACAGCATGATTCTCATCCCTCCGCGGGACAATCTTCATCCCATCAAGCGTAATATCCCCGGCCCGTGTTGCCCGCACCTGCTGCCCATCCACGTTCGTGGCCAAAGCATCGTCAAAGTCAAAGCCCCTGTTCCGCGGTACAGCCGTATAGCCCTGCTGGAGCCCGGCCTCCGCAATGCCCACGTTCGCCCAGAGCAGTGCCTCGTCCAGCTTGGTCAGCGCCAGGCTTCGCGCGCGGCTCGGCGCAAGGTGTTGGAGCATCGCCTCCGCCTCTTCCAGCTTCCGCCGCAGCCCCATGGCGTAGTCCTGCTCTCTCCGGTTAAATGCTTTTTTCTGGTACATACTCATTTCCTCCATGGGCAGGTGTCGCCCGGTCTTCTTTCTCCGTCCGGCAGCTTCGGGCCCTTTCCCGTTCCATAATGGATCACCTTGTGCGTTGCCGCCGAAACACAAATGGCGTTCTCCGGGTCAAGCAGCTTTTCGCTGTGCTGGAGAACGTCATCTTTTGTTATGGGGTTTATGTGGTGGATGGAGATCTTCGGTCGGATCGGCCTTCCGTCCCGCAGCACCCAGTCTGTGATCGGGTGGTCTTTGCACCCCAGGTCACAACCCATGTCCCGGGCAATGATCCTGTCCCTGAACTGCCGCCACTCTCTCGATTGGTAGAAGTCCTGGTTCAGCCATCGGTCAAACCCAAAGGTGTCTCTCCCCACTTCCCCGTGCAGCTGTAAATACTCCAGCCGCTCCTCGTAGGTCGACAGTTGGCAGAGTTCGGTGTAGGTTTTCATACACTTGCCCCATATGGCCAGGCAACTGCTACAACAAAGCTAGCAACCATCACCATAAAACGGCCGGCGTACGCGACTGGTTCGTTCTCAAGAAACGACAGCCGGTTTCCTATAAAAACGAGAATCAGCCCAATAAGCCCAGTCCAGTCACGCCATGTCATATTCGTCATCCTCTCCCAGACCGTTGTATTTCTTCATAGCAGCAATGGCCTTCTCGTACAGTTCCTCAGAGTGCTTTGCATTCTGGAGTGTCTCGGTCTTTGCCCGCAGCAGCTTGTTCTCCTCTTCCAGCTTTGTTTTCTCCAACTCGTTCTTAGAGGTCGCCAGCTTCAGAAAATGGGTCGTCTCAGCGCTGGATGCCGTACCTTCCAGCAGTCGTTTCTCAACCAGCTTCATCGCCAAGTTGATCATATAGTTTTCTTGTGCTTCCGGGGTTCTTGCAGGCCGCGAAGTTGCAGCCGACATTTCGCCCGGAGCAGACTTCTTAGGTTTCATTACAATAACCTCGTTTCACATTCTTATTTTGCTTTTGCAAGGGTTCATGGGAGTCGCAGTAGTACCAGTTAAGCCTGTCTCATTTGAAAGGAGAAGAAAAAGCAGATCATGCCCAATGGAGGTTGAACATCGTGAAAGCCCTGAACCCAAATATATAGGAGGATACTACTCCCATGAGCCCTTGCAAAAACCGCCGAAGCCCCGGTCTACACCCCAGAACCTCGGCAATTATATTCCGTTTCGACTTGACTGCGCATACAAATGCACTTATACTTATCTCGGAGGTTGACCTGTAAGTCTCATTTGAATCGTTCATTCTACTAGGAAAGGTGGTGATATAGAATGGACGATGTGATTAAGATCGATAAAGTCACTTACGATGACTTTACCAAGGTCAAATTTGCTCCAGTATCTCGTGAAGAACTACTGGAAAACATTACGGAGACTCTCTTGTGGATTGCAGATAAGTGCAAAAAGCTGGAGTTAGATCGAACCGTATAACATATAAAAACGTCAGTATCTACATACCGCGTGGATACTGGCGTTTTTTCCTCTTAAAGCCCAAATATCAATTTTCCCTCCGGGGAAATATCACAGATCGGCGCGATTTGAGAGGGGGTGTCGATTTTGGGACCCCCTCCCTATGGTTTACGCGGTTTGGCCGAGCGTGTCCTCATCGGGCACAGTGATCTTGAGCTTCTTGTAAATGTTTATCGGGTCAGCAGCAATGATCTTGTCGATTGCCTTCTCAATTTCATAGGCATTTTCGTTGTCCGTGAACTGAGATGAGGTCTCGGCGATCCTCATAAGCAAACCGGAAGAGTTGTAGCCGTGCTCGACATCATACTGATACCACTTCTCGAACTCGTCGTACGGACTGTACGGGTTGTCAAAGGTGGTGAGAAAGCATCGAACCATTATTCAAAGCCTCTTTCTTAGTAGATTGTTACTTATTAAGCGCGCTGTAAACCGTGGACTCCGGAACACCGCAGGCCTTGGCGATTTCAGCATAAGAATAACCGCTTCTCAGCATTGCGTTTGCTTTGGACATCTTTGCAGAAGTCATAACAGCAACATTTTTCGGCATTGCACGTTTTACAATTTCATCAGAATCAGACGAATTAAGGAATTTCGTCAACATATTGTCGGAAATTGCGCCAGCCTGAACAGCTTCCCATTCCCTGTCCGTGAAGGTAATCTTGGACTTGCGTCCGCTTGCGCCGACAGAATCGCGAGCACGCTGCATCTCAACAGAAGAGATCTTCTTGATTTCTTTCTTGTCGATCGTAGGATCAAGTCCCTGTTCCTGAATCTTCGCCTTAATATTAGCATTCGCAATCAGCATTGCTTTGCGTTCCTTAGGCTTGTTAGCGATCATGTTGTTGTACTTCTCTTTCAGGGATGCAACCTCAGGCGCATAGGTCTTGGCCGCTTCAGGGTTACGCTGGATGCCCTTCATATTGGCCGCCTCTTTGCGCGCTTGGTTAGCCATGGCCTTCAGCTTGTTGGAGAAGTCCGCATACAGATTCTCCTGGATGGTGCCAGAAGACAGCGTACGTGCATCCTTTGTTTCGGAGATCAGACTGACTGTGTCCTCGGCCTTACGTTCCTTACCCGTCTTAGGGTCAATGAAGGTACGTCCACTTTCTTTGTAGATGTATTCGCCAGTTTCCTTATCGACTCGAATACTACCACGGCGCTCAGGTACACGAACCGTCTGCTTACGGCGAGACAGGAGTGTGGACGCGCCGCCATAGTGCGTAGCGCCTTCCTCGTCCACACGAATCTGCCACTTCTGCTTCAGCTCGGGGATACCATTCTCTCGCTCAGAGCGCTTGTAGTCCAGCTTATGTTTTTCTGCATCGATAACGACCATGGAGTGCTTAACGGCACGTGCAAGCTCGTCCTCATCGGCACCTCGCAATGTCATATCAGTGATGAGGTTGGAGATCACGCCCATTTCGCGCTGCTTTTCCTCTTTCTTCATCAACCTGACATTGTTCGGATTACCCTCAGGAACTGCATAAGCGGTCTTGGGATCGAATCCTTCCAATGCTTTCAGCGCACGAGTAGACTTAATGTTGACTTTGTCAGTAACAGGGATTGCCATAACCGTGTCGCCATCGAAGTCAGCACCAGACAGGCGCTCTGCAACCTTTGCATTGATGCCGATTGCATCCTGAATTGCACCGAGATTCCGCTTACCGCTGACATTCTTGTTGTTGACAGTCACAATGGGAATCTCAAAGGTACCTGCATGAGGATAACGGATCAGTGCAAGCCGAGTGCCGTTCTCATAGGTGGGGCAATACGCCTCTGTCTCCTTGATCTTATTGATCGGCAGGATAACCTTCGTGGACTGACCCGGGAAAGCAGATGCCTTCAGGGTCATGGACGTTCCCTCAACCGTATCAGCAAAATCGTTGAGCAACTTCTTTTTGACCGTAGGATTATCGTACCGCATGATTTCATCATATTGGGCTTTGTAATCCGCGACAGTAAGGTTAAGCTGGTTCTCGATCAGCTTCTTGGGCTGCTTGGAAAGGAACTGAGAAGAGACGTTCCGGGACATCGTATCCCAGTCGCCCTCTTCTTTTAGCTTGTTGATCGGCGAGAGGTGCTCTTTGCCATCTTCGCCGATATACATGCTCTGTCCGTTGGCCTTGATAGCTGCACCAAACGGGTTATCAGGATCCGCTTTTGCTTCCTTGAGGACCTTCATTTTGGGCGTGCCAGAAGGCTTATTGGTGTTGAACATAACGTCCACACCATCCGGCAGATCATCAGAATAGACAGCCATGCCCTTCAGATAATGGTCACCGTCAACGAGGATACGAACCTGCGCATAATGGCTCTTGCCGAGGTCAAGGTCGGGCACACCACGGCGAATCTCCATAACACCGTCTTTGTCCAGGCCGCCTTCATCGCCATAACGAATTGCAACTCGACTGGAATCCAGACTAGAGGGGCGCTGAAGCTTCGTGAAGGTCTCGCCGCCATCATCGGAGTGGTAATCGCCCAGAGAATCGATCTGATCCTGATGCTGATAAGCATACTTCTGGTCGAACTCCGGCTTTGCGAGAACCGTGATGTTCGTCTGCTGACGGACATTGGTCGGCTGTCTGATACCAACGCCATAGCGCTGGTAGCCATATTCTGCTTCCAGAATATAAGCAGCCTCGTCCAGCTTGCTTTCCGACACACCGAGGACCTGATTCGCGCCCTCGGAAATATCAATCATGCCCTTCTTATCGACCTCTTCTTTCAGAGTCGCGGCAATCTTCTCAGCCTGGCTGGCTTTTTCGCCAATCGCATTGTTATACTTGGACCTCACACTGGACTCGCTCATGCCGAGCTTGTCACCAATTTCCTTCCAACCAAGACCGTCATCCTTCAGCGCACGAATCTGATCGTACTCCAATGCCTTACGGTCATGGCCTGCTTTCTGACGTGCAGTGCGGAACTCGGTCAAGCCCATCTTATACTCGTCAGGGAGAGAGTCGTTGATGGTCTCCAGGATTTCCTTCTCCGAGAGGCCCTTCTTTTTAAGCTCCTCTACACGAGACAGGAAATCGCCGGAATGCTGATACGGGTTATCGCCGGAGCCCCAAGGATAGCGACCAGAATGTCGCTTGGTACCATAGTGCTCCAGGATATTGCTTTCGGAAGTGATGCCAAAATAAGAACGGAGGTCTTTTTCAATCGGATTCATGCTGCCACTCCTAACAAAATATCAGTGATAATCGGGTCGAACTCTTTGATTTTAGCGATGACGGGGCTGATTTCCTCTTCAGTGGGGTTCTCGACCCAAACTTCATCGTTCTGGTAGATACGGAGCTCCATCCGAATATCTTTCGGGTGGTATCCGTACTCCAGACAGAACAGAGCGGCATAAATATAGAGCTGCTCCATATGTGCAGGAACAGCTCCGGTTTTTAAGTCGTGGATGCGAAGGAACCCATCGTTGAACGAAATGGCATCCGCAGTTCCATAGCAGTTGTCGCTGTAATACAGCACCTGCTCGGTATCCATGCGGAAACCAATGGCATCGTTCACGTAGGTATTAAGGGTTTTCTTGTTCTTCGGCAGTTTTTGCTTCAGATCAATGCACTCTGCTGCAAATGCGTGCAGTCGTGTTCCCCGTTCCTTCGCCTGGTAATTAAGAACTGCATTGGTCAATCTATCTGCGTCATAGTTTAACCAATGGTAGTTACTTGCTCCGAGGAGGGCATGTTTCCCCGTGAGCCTCGAATGATCTCGCCAGTTCATTAAGAACTTCCTCCTTGTTTTCGGGATAGATAAAGGCCGCAAAACTCATCTCGTCCATCTGGTGAACGTAATAGTCCTGATTTGGACGATGAGATGCACTCACTGACTTCTTGCCCTCCAATGCGCCCCATGTTGTGCCGTAGAGAACCAAGAGATCGGGGATTCCCTGAATCTCGTTTGGGTCAAGATGGACAACCATGCAGCCGGGAAAGCGTTCTTTCAGTTCCCTTATCAATCCTGTCTTGAATTTGTTTTCGAGCATGATACAACCTCCAAAATAAGAGGAATAGTGCATCCTGAGACGCATTCTATTCCCCCCATAAAAGGGGATGTTTTTCTCGCGTGAGTTTTTAGGAAAAAATGTGAATTTTTAGGAATTTTCAGAGCAAAAGAAAAAGCCCCTGCGTTTTTCGCGCAGAGGCATAAAATGCAAATATCAATATAACCATTCCGACTCAGGCTCAAGATTATCATCTGGATAACTGGCTTCTTCTGTCGGCGATGAGAGGATATCAATATCTTGATTTTCAATCTCATTACCGCATTGATTGCATTTCCAGATGTCGCCGCAATGTGCAAGCATCTTGTGGCACTCCCAGCACCAATGCTCACCGGTATCCTGATCATAACCTGGAGTGTGAATCACTCGATACTCAAATGAGCCATCCGGGTGTTTCAGCCATAATACTGGAAGACCAAGTTCTAGTGTGGTATAAGTCCAAACCTCATCGCCATTCGGAAGAACATCTCGCCCTTCAAAAGAGCGGTCGTGTTCGCGCCATTTTCTTGCCAGCTCATCCATGTAGCTCATGGTTTTCACCTCGTAGAATCAGAAGCGTTACGTTCGTACACTATGGTTCTATGATACACCCTTGGGCGTGCATTTACAAGTAAAAACTCGCTGTGGCCAAAAACCCGTTTTTTATCCTCTATTACTATATATATTTTTTCATTTTTTTAAGTAAGTTAAAGAAAAAAGTGGGTTTTTGGCCAAACGGCATATTTTAAACGTAACTACGTTATATTTTGTGGCCATTTTTATATAAATTTTTGGCCACAAAGTGGGTTTTTGGCCACAAAAATGGCACTTTTTTGACGTTTTCTCGAAAAATCCCAAAAATTGCGAAAAATAAAATGGGCAGAAATCGTTCATTTAATAACGCCAAGTGTTTCCAAAATTGCGCCTATCATTAAAATTCCCAGTCCACCAAGCGTTATTCCTAATGACACCTTGATAATTGCAAAGGCACTTTTCAGATCTTCCTTTCGTTTCCGCTCCTCAAACTCCATTTTCTTGAGTTCAAGTTCCTTCGCATCCTTGGACTCTTGGATCCGTGCTTCATCCACAAACCGATGCGTCTCCTGATAGTCATCGAGCCGAACCTTCGTCCCGCAAAACTCGCAGAACATGAAATCCCGGTTGTCATCCCTCACCGTAAGATCAGCACCGCAACCAGGGCATTTTACCGTCCGTGCCATAAAAGCACCTCCTATTCATCATGTATCAAGGATATCATGTGCTCTGCCCGTAGTCAAGTAAATCAGGGTGGCCGAACCCATAATATAATATTTTTAATCATCTTCATAAAATTTTAACCTTTCATATCATTGTTTGTTCATGATTTGGTGTGGTATACTTACGCTAGTAAAGGCCAGTAGCAGTAATCCGATGCACTTGGCCGCCATTAGAACTGTTACATAGGAGGATATTATGGGTTCTAATTTAGCAAAGGTACTTCCGAACGTCGATACAGCCGAGCTGGTATCTGTTGTTGCTCAGTATAGCAAAAAATTCGGAGCCATGATAGGTCGTGCTGCTTGGAACAATGGCCGAACTGCCATAAAAATTATAACCAAACATGGCGGCCAAGTTTTGGTTCACATAACAGTCCCCCAAAATATGTCCAAGAATCAACGTGATGGGATAATTCACGACCTTTCAAAACTCGGTTTAACACAGGCACTGATAGGTGCGGCCACTGGAACTTCCCAATCTACGGTATCTCGAGTTCTGAGGAAATGACGATTCAACTCATCAGCTGACTGAGCGTAACTTCTCCATCAAGCATTCCGAGTAAGCTCTCAGCATGATTCCTTGCAAGCTCAGCTGGCACCTGCAATGGAATATCTATCCCGGCTTTGGGACAGTGCATCATGAATTCGATACCTTCTTTGCCCCATAGTTTACATTTCTTCACATCCAGTAAAACAGTTTCATATTTGAGCAGCTTTCGAGTCGCTGCATTTTCACCGAGGGAACCCGCTGCCACGCCAAGCACAAACACCCCACCAATAATGGCAACTTTCTTCCAGTTGATTTTATTTTTATTAGTCTTTTTCATAATGCTTTCTCCTTTAATTTCACAAAAATTCAGACCTCACACTCGCTCAAGCAACGAATGTGAGGCCTTTTTATTTACCGCTTACTTCTTGCCGTCCCACATATACCCCGTATGCTCATACAGCAGCTTCGGGGAAATGTAGTAGCTGATCCTCCCATACTTTGAGTCCATCTGCTTGATATCCGTGATCCTGACACCATTCCGCGTCGCCTCACCGATCGGCAACCAACCAGCGATGATGCCTGCACGAACCCACGAAGAATCACGCCCGTACACTTTCGCTGCCACCCTAACAGGTACAGAACCACATGCAAATTTAACTTCATCCATAATGTTCAACCTCCAAATTGATTTATGAGTGAATAAAAATAAGAGCCGCAGATTTCTCCACGGCTCAATGCCTTTATTTTTGTTTTGCCTTCTCGTAGTCTTCGTTTATTTGACGATTGATTGCCTTTCTGCACTGTTCATATTGTTCATCGCCAAGTTGCTTATTGAACAAGTAGCCGAGATACTCAACTTCGCAGTCAGCGCCGTGGTACATACCGAGTTTATAAATGCCCCAGATAGCCACAGCTACGCCTACAATAGTTCCGATTCCTCCACCCGTTGCACCAGCAACATAGCGATAATAGTTATACCATTCTTTTTGCATAATAGTTCAACCTCCAAAAATATAATTTTGAGACTACTCATCTCATAAAGCATCAAGAAATTTTCGCGTTACAAAGATTTAATCCTCAATCTCAAACATCACATTCTTCGGCGAGATGATCGTATCGCACTTCTTACCTTTGAACCGAAACCTAACAAACTGGTTCGTCAAACCGGAAATTTTCTCAACCAGTCCATATTCACCACTAAAATTAGCCACGATCTTAGCCCATACTCTCCCCTGCTTGGCCAGTTCGTTAAATTCACCCGCGGTCATTATCCACACTCACCTCCGTCATCAAACTTCTCCCTGCCGCATACAAGAATTTCTTCAGCGACAGCACCTTAATATCGTACGTACTCTTCAAATTCTCCAGCTCAGCATTAACCCCACCAGAGCGATATTCCGCCATATCCAATGCATACCGCATCCGGCGATCCGCAACACCAGGGCTGCAATTGAACTTATCTGCCAGTGATGCCTCGATATCCCTCATGGACATAAATCGGTGCGAGTTCAAGTCATCGACGACCATCTCCACAGCCTCGCCTATCAGCTCCCCGCCGAAGGTCAGCATGGGAACCTTCAACTTAGCGAGAAAATCATACGTTCTTTGCTGCATTCTCGTTCACCATGCTCCCCTTCCGTGTCTGGTCATCCGCAGGCCAGTACGTGTAAATATCATCGAACACCACCGGGATCTTCTTCTGAAGCTCCATCAACAACGGACACATCAGCTCACGCATCTGAGGATGTGCTGCCACAGGAGTACGCAGCTTGAAGATGTTGCGCCACTCACGGTAGTTTGCAGTCACCACGATTTCGGTCTTCAGGCACAGCGGCAGCACACAACGGGCCTGTTCGGGACGCATACCGAGTGCGATCATATCCTTATAAAGGATTTCCGCAGATTCGCAGGAATCAAGCCAGGTGCTGCCAGGTATATATTCTGCGCTTTCACATTTCTTGTCAGTGTCGGTCACATCAATATAATACGGCCGAATAAAACTCAGCTCCCCGCCAAACTTCTCCTTCGAGTAGTTGCAGTACCGTGTGCTCTCTTGCGCAAAGCTCGCAATACGGTGCCGTGCCAACTCGTTGGCAATGGCCCGGTCACAGGTAAACAGCACGGACAGCTGCGAATGCTCCAGCATAGCCTCATGCCCCTGCTTCACCAGAAAGCCCACCAGTTTCTTTGCCGACTCACCATCCGGCGTGATCTTGTCCTCGCTCTTGTAGCAGACCCGGGCCACCCGCTCGATCTGCTGGAGCTCCTTAATGCCTCCCTCAGAAATATCAGTGAGGATTTCGTACTTAGGTTCAACGATTTTCATATGTT